GCCGCTGTTTCCACACATGGCGCAGAACCCCGTCTGCCTTTCCTTGACGAGGTTCCGCGCCCTAGTGGGAATTGCGTTACTCACGGATGGCCGCGCTTCATCACGAGGGCGATCACCAGTGCGACGACCCCGAGAATCACGTAGACCAAAGCGTCAGGCATCGTCCCGCTCCACGGTCAGCGGAACCATGTCGTCGTCCGCGTAGCCGAACTCCGACCGGGGCCGGTATTGCAGGAGCTTCGTGATGTGCCGCGCCTGCTCCACCGTGAACCGCGTCCCGCTGTCGGCGTCCTCGTACGGCTTCGGGTCCAATGGGATTTGGCGCCTATTCATGGATCACCAGTCCGGCGAGGAACAGGAACATCGAGTACACCGCCACCATCAGCAGGCCGATCAAGGTGGCCGACAGAGTGAACAGGCCGAGCGTGGCGATCAGCGTCACGATTCCTCCTGTCCAAGCTTGGACACCTGAGCCTCGGGTGAGTCGCCCCAGATGCGCGCCGCCGTCTCGTTCGTCACGATCACGAACTGGGTCGGCACCTCGTCCTCGTCGTCCTCACTGAACTTCATCGGGGGCGTCAGTTCGAGGCCGACCGTAGCCAGCCATTCCTTGAACTCCTCGTAGATGGTGCCCGGCGCGAACGCCACGTTCACAAAGTCCGCGCCGTGAACCTCGCGGCCATCCATTCTGGGAATCTCTTCTGCCATTTCCGTCTCCTAGGGAAGTAGGTCAAGGAACTTGCGCGCCTTGATGAAGTTGGTGCCGATGTTCGGGATGCCCGCGCCCTGCATGGCTTCGAGCACCACCGCGTCGGACAGATCGCGGGGATGCCTGCGGCCCTGCGGGACGCGGGGGTTGTACGGCGACAGCGGCCTGTCACCGACATGCTCGGGGCAGATGTAAATCTCCTGCCCGTTGCGTTGCTCCTTCAGCCGGGCGACGTGCCCTGCCCGGTGAAGGTGCGTTAGAGCCGACGACGACTGGCCGTGGTGCCAGCCGTACCTGAGTTCCAGTTCGCCGGTCGTGACACCATGCCCGTCAGCCTCGATGATGGCCCGGTAAGCCTCGCGCTGACGGACGGCGGTCTTGCCGAGCGCGTCCTCACGGGCCTGCCGTTCCCGCGATGTCGCGTTACCGGCGTGGCCCGATCCGTCCTTCCCGTAGGGAATGAAGCCCGGTGCCTCGGTGCTCATAGCGAGAAGCCTCCCCCGCGCTCCCGTTCCGGGTAGTACGTCTCACCCGTTTCGACGATGGCTTCCAGTCCGGTGTGCGATTCGATGTCATCCGAGTCGAGCCAGTCGCACAGGATGTCCCACGTACGAAAGACCGAGTTCTTGCCAGACCCGGTGCTGTAGTAGCCAGCCGGGGTCCGCAGGAACAGGAACGTGTAGATGATGCTCGTCCCCTTGAACTTCACCCTGCTCATGAACATGTTGTAGCCGGTCGGTTCGGCAGGGCGCTCAGCCAGCGTCAACAGCATCTCGCGCCGCTTCTCGGCCCGCTCTATGGTGCGTGCGGCGGCTTGCTCGTCGGCGTCAATCATTGCCTTCAGCCGGGCGATCTTCTGTGCTCGCGTCTCAGGCATTGGTCACACCATCCTCCGCGAAGAACTCGGTGACGATGGCGGGAACGTCAGTGGACTCCCCGGCCTCGTCGTAGCCGTAGACCACGAAGTTCCCCCACAGCGGCTGTACGAAATCGGAGAGCTTCCGGCCTGAGACGTGCGCCCAGAGTTTCATCGCCCTGACGTTCACGTTGAACGGCTGGTTATACATGCCCTCGTCGTCGTGGAAGCACTGCACGCCCTGGCCCATAGTGGCCGACCCGAGGTTGCGCCGGGTTGCGCCCTTGGCGACCGGCCCGAAAATCAGGCCCTCCATCTGCTCGAATGGGTCGGCGCGAAGCTCGACTTCGACGATAGGTTCGACCGCGTCCCACGGAATCATGATTGCCTTGGTCATTTTCTTGCCCTTCTGTTGTGTCCAAGCTTGGACAGTTTGGTAGTCACTGGCCCGTCATCTCTTCGGGGCCAATCTCTTCTGGCATCCACGGCATTTCCATGGAATCCTCTACGCCCCAGCGGAAGTACGCCGGGAAGTGACGCTTACGTACGCGCGGCATCCGGGTTGGCTCGAACTCGTACCAGCCGGGGTGTTCCTTGATCGGCTTCAGCCCGAACGCGAACTCCGGGAACTTCAGGAACGTGGACGAACCGTACGGCCTGACCGAGCGTTCCTTGTCGCCCGGCCCCTTGTGCGGTGCGTGGTGCTCCAAGACGAACGCCGTCCCGCAGATCGCGCGGGCCTCGCTGATCGCGGACTTGATCTTGCGGACAGTCTCGTCGTCCTTCAGGTCGCGGTTGCTCATGTTGTAGAGCGGGCCAAGGAAGAACACCCTCGGCCTGTAGGCGTGGACCCGCTCGATCATCCACTGCCTGCCATCCTCGGAGGTCAGGTCAATCTCCGAATCCCACTCTTCGAGGACGGTCAACATGCCCGGCTCAACAGGCCGACCCATCTCAGCCGCCTTGCCCACCAGTTCCTGCCACGAATCGAGCACCTGATCCGGGTGGTTCTCACCGTCCGCGAACAGCACCTTCTGCGGGTCCATGCTGGCGAAGTTCCACGGATGGATACCTGCCGCGATGCAGATCGCCATCTCCCGCATGAGCGTGGACTTGCCGTGGCCCTCGAAGCCGGTCAGCAGGAACCTGTCACCCTCAGCGAGAACGCCCGGCACGATGTACGTCGCGGGCCGGAAAATCCGCTTGACGACTTCGAGCACATCCAGCCCGTAGGAAATCTTCGGATCCGAATCTTCCGGCCGGACTTCGAGCAGATCATCGAACGTGCCCCCAGCGTTGATGTGGTCCGTGATGTCCTTGCACCCGAGCCTCGGTTCCTTGACGGACACCGAGCACCCGGCCTTCAGCAGTTCCTCACGGACGTACCTGCCATGCGCCCGGCCTGTCGCGTCAGCGTCCGGGATGATGATGACCTTCATTCCCGCGAGAGCGGCAGTGAAAGACGGAAGCCACTTGCCTGTCCCGCCCCCCATTGGTGCCGTCGTAGCGTAAGCGCCGTGCCTCCGCAGAGTCTCGACATCCTTCTCACCCTCGACGACGAAGATCGTGGCACCCTCAGCCTTGGCCCGCACAATCTCTGGCAGACGGTAAAGCACACGCTCCACGCCTTCGAGGTTCCAAGCCCATCCGCGAGGTGCTGTCGGATCGGGTCGGCGCTGGAAGAAGGTTTTCTTCCCGCCCGGTTTCGGCACCCGCAGAACCTCGAACAGCGGCCTGCCGTTCTCATCGGTGTAGACGTAGCGGTGGGATGCGTTCCCTGCCGGTGTCCACACGTTGTCCCCAGCGGCTGTCTCGTCCCGTTGCTCAGCCATGATCGCGTCGAACCCGATGTCCGCCGCCGCCATGATTTCCTCGAACGTGCAACCGGCGTGGCACTTGAAGATCACCGGCTGATCCTCGCCCGGCCCGACACTGAGGCTCGCGGTGTCATCGCTGTGAGCGGGACACTTTGTAGTGCAGGCGGTGTGGTGGTTCTTCGCCATGTCGATTGCATCCGCGACAGTGGCAACTTCTCTAGTCATCGTCTCCCTCGTTCCTGTCCAAGCTTGGACACTATTCGCCCGGCCACCATTTGCCGTCGTCGTGTTTCGTCTGCGCCGCCTGCTCGGCTTCGATACGGAGTCTCATCTCCGTGAGGTTCCTGTCCTCCTGCGTTACCCAGCGGAGCCAAATCTCATCGCTGGGGACAAAGCCCTTCTTCGGGCGGTTCTTCCTGATGAAATCGAGCGCGACCTTGCCGGGATCAACGTCGGGGTGTGTGGTCTTTGCGAACTCCCAAGCTTCCCGCGACGGATGCCACGTCACGCCGGGGAACAGCTTCTGGATGTTGCGTTGCATGATGTCGAAGTCTGACGAGGTAGCCGGTGCGTCTGTCACGGTCTTTCCTTTCTGTGAATTTTGATCGTCGTGGTTGCTGGTGAGGTACTTACGAGACGCAACCACAACGTCTTTAAGAGAAGTATTTAAGAGAGGTCTTTTTCGTAGCTCACTGTGAACTGGGGGGTGGTCCACCATGAACCGGGGGGTGGTCCATTGTGAACTGGGGGGTGCGGACGGGTGGTTCGATCAGCACGCGGTAGACATTGCTGACCTGTCCGCCCTTGCCGTTTGTCTGCTGTGTCCACTCGATCATCTGCCGGTCCCGCAGTTCTGCGAGGGCGCGTTTCACCGAGGCGGGCGAGCAACTTGCTTCGCTGGCGATAGTGGCGTGCGAGGGGTTGATTACCGGCAGGCCGAGGCGGGAGTTGAGGGACAGATAGACAAGCTTGGCGTGCCCGCTCAGCGTCTCGTCGCGGAGAATCCAGTTCGGAATCGGTGTCCAACCTTGGACAGACATGGCCGTCACGCCACGATCAAATGCCCGGATGCAATCAGGTTGAGAGTGTGATCTGGTTTGCGAATCGTTGCCATTTCAATCTCCAATCGGTGGAGATGATGCCTTCATCCGCTATGCTGAGTGATGAGCCGTCCCGCTCAGCTTTGCGGATGTCGTCACCATCCGGTTTGGAAAAGCCCCTGCTGTCCCAAGTGGGGGCTTTTCGGTGTCATCACCCTACACTCACCGAGGTAGGGGTTCCTAGCCTGTAACATAGAAGTGCTAAGTCTGCTTAGCGCCTTCTGATTGGTAGTCGGAAGTGGAAGGCCCGGTGCCCGTCCCCCAGACAGCCGGGCCTTCCCTATGACTAGCCTTCGCCGCCCGGCGTATCGTCCGGGACGTGCTCCGGTGCGTTCTCCTGCACGATCTTTGCCTTCAGATCAGGACGGCGTTCGAGCAACTCCATGAGTTCCTTTTCCTCCTTCTCTTCCGGCGACAGAACCCGCTTGTATTCCAGCTTCCGTTCCGCGTACAACTCACCGAGCTTGTCGTGGTACTCGGTCTTGTACTTGTCGAGGATGAACCGCTCTGCCTTGTTCCGCAGATGCGCCTTCAACTGGGACTCGGACCTGCCACCCTTGCCCACCGGGGCTTCCGCCGCAGGCTCGACCTCTTCCTCTTCGAGGACGGCCGGACGGGTGGATGCACTTGCTCTTGCCATCATGTTCTCTCTCTCGTTGTGTCCAAGCTTGGACAGTTACTTGCCTTTCAGGATTGCTTCGCGCTCCCGAGCGGACATCTCTTTGATCCGTTGAATGAACGCGGCGGTGTCAGCACCGTCATGCCCACACCCTGAACCGTCGAATCTGAACGTTCCACCGCAGATAAAGCAGGGATCGCTCAGCCCCCAACGACGGTCCTTGTACCGCTGAATGTGGACAGCCTCAATCTTCTGGCTCACAGTTCGCCGGTCCCGCCCCAGTTGTAGTCTCTCGACTCCGAACCGGGCGTAGCCCAAGCAGGTGTGTCCACAGGGTTGCCGTCCTGTGGTGGCCCGTCCTGCGCGGGAGGCTGTTGCTTCCCGGTCGAACGGTCATGGTGTGGGTACGTGCGGAACGTCAGGGACGCGCCGACTTCCTTGGCTTCGACCTCGACCGAGATGCGGTTCTCGCCCTGATCCGTCTGGTACTTGCGGAGGTAGATCGGCGCGTTCGTGACGGTAATCAGATCACCCTTTTTGAACCCGCTGTTTATCATGTTCTCCGCGACGTGCCGGTACGTGGACAGGTTGATCCACATCTCCTTGTCCTTGTCGTCGATCCAAGTACCCGAACCCTTCGGTTCTTCCTTGCGCGCCGCCATGACGCACCGGGCTGACCAGTAGGCGATGCCTGAGCCTGACGTGTAGCCATTCCTCGGGTCACTGCCGATGCGGAACTCGCCACTAATCGTTGGCAGTGGCATCTGCTTCCTCACTTTCGTTGGGTTCCCAGACGAACCAAATATCCCCGCACCTCTGACCGTCAGAACCGACAGTCGAGTTGCGGAGATGGACGCGGATGCGCCCTTCGTCTGTGATGTAGGGTGCCCGGCGAAACTGTCGGACAGTCTCGTACCGGGAGCGGTTTACTTGGGACGCGACGAGCACCGCGTCTCCGGGATTGGCCTGAGCGAGCACTGCGAACTCGTCGTACTCATGGACCTTCTGCATTCTCGGGGGAAGTCGTTTCTGGATGCGCCCCTTCTGTTTTGCCAACGTTTACTCCTAGTTGTGGTGCCCCTGCCATGTCCAAGCTTGGACACTCGGACATGGCAGGGGACTTGTGACCATCGCTGGTCTGCGTACTGGTATAGCTTACACCCTCATGCTTGGAAAAGCAATAGGAATGTAGTACGCTTAGAGGTTGACACCGAGCCGGGACTTGGCAAGACCCTTCAGCGCGGCGATTGCCTCAGCCTGTTCCGACTGAGTCTTGGCAATCGACCCCAGCGAGGTGAGGATCGCGTCGAGCTTCTGGCCCACGCCGGCCTCGCTGTCCCCCTCAGAGAACAGACCTTCGAGGTCGTCCACCTCCGGTTCCGGCTCCGGTGCCGGGCGGCGGGTCAGGCCGGTGGCCTGCTCGATGGTGCTGATGAGTTCCTCTTCGTACCGGCCAAGCCCAAGGCCGAGGCGCTGACCTGCGGCGACGAGGTTCTCGATCAGGACGTAGCCGCGCTCCGGGTCATCGGCAGGCTCGGGCCGCTGTGCTTCGAGAGCGTTGACCACGGCGTCGATGTACCGGGTGTAGCTCGACTGCTGGTACTCGGAGACACCAGCGTTGGTCAGAGCAGACACGACGGTTTCACGGATTGATGCAGACATGATGATGTTTCCTTCTGGTTGGTAGTGCATTTCTTGGTGTCCAATCTTGGACAGGGTGGGCAGGTTGCCCGAGCCGGACAGGGACACACGCCCCTGCCCGACTCACACAAACTACTCGTCGTCGTTCATCCGGTTCGCCGCCCTGACCGCCGCGTCCCGGTCCTCATTCACGCCGAGGATTTCCACGTCAGTCATGTCGGCAAAGCTCGTATCAGGACTGACCGTAGCCAGCGCCGCAGTCATCATCTCCGGTGTCACCAGAGCCTTCGCCTCTTCCTCGGTGTCAGCCTGCACGCCGGGGACCGAGAAGGTGAACGTGGCTTCGAGCGAGAGGTTCGTTATCTCCCTGCCGCTGATGCCCAAGTTCCCGAGGATGTCCCGCGCCGTGTACCCGGTGAGGCTTTCACGGGTGATGCACGTCTTGGCCTGCACCTCGACGGACCACCAGCCATGCCAGCGGGACTTCATGCCGAGCGGCTGGATGATGCTCTCGTATGTACTGCACCACGAGTGCCTCAGTGCAAGCTTGTTCGTCTCCGTGTTGAACGTCTCCAACTCTTTCTTCGACGTGCGAAGCGAGCGCTCAAAGTCTGCCGTGTACGTGTTCACCGGTTCGCTGTAGTCCGAGCGGAACCCAAGCTTCACCCACTTGTCGGGGATCGTCGAGAATACCCCGCTCGAAGTCCAGTCCGACTGGTCGTAGTACCTGTACCAGTACCCGGAAGGGGCAAACGCCTGCTCAATAGGACCGCCGCCCTCATAGACACAGACGTAGGAGGTGTGGCCCGACTCTTCCGCTTCAAGCCTGCTGTCCCAGACGATGTAGACATCACCCGGAATCGGGTCAGGGTTCAGCAGGACAGTGCCGTCCTCTTCCTGCCGGGCATAGCCGAACGTGATGGCGTTCCGCGCATCCTCCCACAATGCAGGACCGGCCGGTTCATCCGCCACCTCGGCCCGCTGGCCAAGATTGGACACAACCTCATGGTTGAGCGTGATGTAATCCGAGCCTTCGAGGGAAGCGAGACTGTCGTTCGGGAAGTACCACGGCGTACCGTCTGCCGCGCAGATGATCGAGTAAGGGTGAGCGGAATGGTGCCGCAGTTCGGTGTTGTACTCGTCGTTGTACCGCACGACGAACCGGCCGAATACAAGGTAGTGCCTGCCGTTGTACGGCATCGGGTTGACGACAGCGCCGTAGACCCGGCGACCGCTCACTGTCCAGCCGTCGCCCCCGCGACCGGCCTCAGCGTGGCGGAACGTGCCGACCCAGTGGTCACGGTTGCCAGCCCTGACCGTGTTGACGTAGACGACGTGCGCCCCTGTCATCTCGCTGTCCCCTCGCGGATCGTAGGAGGGGAACGTCCAGCCCTCCGGGAACTCGTACTGCGTGGGTTCATTGACTGTCACTTCGGTAGTCGGGGCGAGGATTTCTGTATCGGTAGTCATGATGGTTTTCTTCCTAGTCGGTTCCGGTGAGGACTGGCGTGGCTGTCGATGCACCCATGACGGTGTGCTGGAAGCCGGGCTTGTTGCGGAGGTAGCTGTTCAGTAGGTCCGATGACGGTGCCGCCGCCTGCTCGAACGTGTCCACGTTGAGCGGTGCGTAGAACCTGACCGGCACACCGACGAACGCCGACTGGTTCCCCTTGTTGGTCACGATGGACGACTCCTTCATCTGATCGACGAGCATCTTGTGCCCCTCGTCGAGCGTCACCGTGTCCGGCATGACAGACATCAGGGCGATGCCAGTCACTCGCGCCCCGTACTTACCCCGGAACATGACACCCTTTTCCTGCAACTCCCGCAGGTCTTTGGTCCAGCCACGGGTCAGCCCCTGCCTCATGACTTCGAGCTTCGCGTGGCGTGTCTGCCACCTCTGCTTGGCGAGCGCCAGCTTCGCCGCGACAACCTCTTCGCTGTCACCGTCAGCAGGCATACACTCGTACGCCCAGCCAGCCGCCTCAATCCAGTTCGTCACCGGCAGGTAGGCATTGCCCGGCATCCGTTTCCCGTTCGAGAACCGCACCGAGCCAAGGTTCCGGTGATTGGCGGAACCCTTGCGGAGGCGTGCCGCCTGCTCACCGAACGCCCAGATGTCACCGACCTGAGCGACGACCATCGAGTACCGTCCAACGCTCGGGCTTCCGGCGCTTGCACCGTAGACGTAGTACCCGTTCTCGGTGGTGTACCACATGCGGTGGCCCTCAATCTCACCGACGCCTTTCACGTTGATGATCTTGCCGACCATCGAGTGTGTCCGCTCATGCCGTACCTGCTGGACGTAGACCTTCGTCGTGTCCTCGTACGGCGCGGCGATGGGGTCGATGTAATACTTCATATCTTCAAGCGTCAACACTGTCTTGCCTCTCTGCCGGGTGTCCAAGATTGGACAGTCGTTCCATTGATACGGTGAAGCCCTTGCCCACCGGGACTTGAATCATGTTGGCTCCGGCCTCGAAGTCAGCCTTCGCCTTGTGTACGTACTTGCTTATCTCTGCCGGTGACATGCCGTGCCCCTGCATCATGGCGATGAAACTGCGGCACGCCTCGGAGGCGTAGTCCCAGTCCGCGCTGATCGTCACCGACTGGTGTTCCTCGCTGTACTCTTCGGTGCGGTAAAGCGGCTCGGTCATACGGTCACGAACCCGTCGATGAACGCGCCGACGATGGCACTGTCATGAGCGCCGGGCATCTCCACGCCAAGGTCGTCCAGAACAGCGGCGACCTCGTGGGTGGTGGCGTTCGAGTGCTTCGCCATCACGTCGAGCATGATCGGATAGGTGTCCACCCAGTAGGGAACGGTGGTCACTTCCACGTCCTCCACAATCTCGCCGTGGATGATGTCCGGGTGTTCAGATAACGCTTGCATCGAAGCCTGCTTCCTGTACGGTTTCCCGCACCTTCTTGTCGAGTGTCGTCGGGTCGAGTCGGCCTGTCCCAAGGTCGATCATGTGGATGATGCCGGTCGCGAGGGCGATGACCGCCGTCTCTACCTGCGGGTCGTCCTTGTACCTTTGGCACAGGTCATCGAGCATCCGGTACAGGGAGACGAGCGAACGTTCCTCGTCCGTCTCCGGTTTGAGCATGGCGCTCATGTGCAACTGCATTGCTGTCTGCACGTTCATTCCTTTCTTGCTGGTGTCCAAGCTTGGACAGTTAGGAGAACCATCGAAGGCACCCACGGCAGAACTGGGGTGGCTTCGGTGCTCCGCGCAACCTGACCGGAAAGCCCATCGACTCCACCTCCCGCCTGTTGTTGCGGTTGATGCTGAAATACACGGCGATCTGATCGAGCACGTCCTCGACGTTGGCATCCGCATGTGGTCGGGGGTTCTCGCCCAGCCATGCGTCCCACGGTGAGTCGTCAAGCATCGTGTCCACGATGTCGCCGTCACAGAACAAATCCCCCTTCCACCTGTATGCGGTGCGCTTGTCTGCCATTGTGTTGCTCCGTTCGGTAGTCGTTGTGTCCAAGCTTGGACAGTTCATGCAAGGGGAGAAGCGGTCTGCCTCACTTCCCCCCTTGCACTATCCATTCTATCAGATTCCAAGCCCAATGTCAAGGCTAAGGTGAGGACTGTACCAAGTCCGCCCTAGCTTCCGACCATGCGGCACGAGCCGCGTCGATCTTGGCCTGATCTGCCTCACGCGGGGTGTTATAGGTGATCGTGCGAATGAGGGATGTCGAGACGCCATACGCCTCGGCAAGGTCTGCTGTCTTTGCGCCCCTTCGGAACTCCCGCTGTATGGCAATGATGGAACCGGCCGACAGCTTGCGCCGACGACCGACCGCATCAAGGAAGTATTGGGCGTTGAACCCATCGCTCACTGGACAAAGATCGCTTCGGCGTGCTCGAACGTGGGGCTGATGGTCAGCGTCACGTCCTTCGAGTCAGCAGGCATGGCGAACGCCGCCTTGATGGTGGCTTTCTTGCCCGGCAGGATGGTCTGCGGCCAGTTCTCTGCCAGCCCCTGAGCCGAGTCGTAGACCTGCTCAGCCGGGACACCCTCCGGGCCATACGTCACAGTCGCAAAGCCGACCGGCTTCAGCGGGGTCTTGCCCCCGTTGGTGATGGTCAGCGTGAGCACCGTCAGCTTCGCGCCGGGGTTCGTCGATGACTCGGTGGACACACCGGCCTGTGGTTTGGAGACAGTCATGGCTACGCCGTCGTCGTACTTCCACGTCTCACCGAACTTGGCGATGCCGTCATCCGTGGGAGTGGGGGTCGCGGCAGGAGACTCGGTGTACGGCTCGGGTGCTGACACCGGGGCCGGTGGTGCAGTCACGCCGGGCTGGGTGGTAGTCGGAGTGGCGGTCGGCGCACCCTCGGTGGAGCAGGCGGTGGCTCCGAGCAGGAGGGCGAGGGACAGGGTGGCGATGCTGAGCTTTTTCATTTGGTGTCTTTCGTTTGGTGTCCAAGATTGGACAGTGCTGGGTGTTCTTCTTTTGGATACGAGAGTGCATCCACTACTTCCATGAACTCGGCGTGCTGAGTCTGGAAAGGGTAGGTGTCACGGCAGGCGCGGCAAGTCACATCGACGGTGAAGTTTGTGGTTCGCGTCTTGTCCTGTGGCTTGCCGCACGCTGTCCGTATCTCACCGGGTTCGCGATAGTGCAACGTCGGTGGCTTGGCCATTAGCGGATGCCTAATATCCGGGCGATCATAAGCCAATAGGTAATGAGCACCACCGCTGTCACGAGGATGACGACGAGCGTGAGGATGACGTCACGCACTGGCCTCGGCCTTCGGCGGGGCGACGTGTGTGATTGCCCGTTCCCCCTGCTCGGAGGTGTCGAGCGCATTGATTTCCCCGCGCTGGACGAGGACTGCCATCACCCTCGACCGTGGAACCTGACACCTCGCGGCGATCTGCCACACGGGATGCCCGTTGCGGAATGCCTCGACGATCAGGTCGGAGACTGGCCGTTCCTCCCTCGGTGGGAGCGGCTTGTAGTTGGTGCGGCTGTAGTGCATTGGTTCCTCCTGATTGGTAGTCGCTGTCCAAGCTTGGACACTAGATGTTGGTGGCGGCAATGATCGAGGCGACCACTGCCATGCCTGCCACCGGGATGAGAATGAGCATGGCTTCCCAGTGACGGTCCAGCCACGACCTGAGCCGGCCTTTGCCGACGTGCTTCCCCATCAGTAGCCGAACCTGATGAGTGAGATGCACCGGGTCTTGTCGCCGGGCATGTACTGTCCGCCGAGGACATGGTGGTGCTCGGTCAGCCTGCCGAACATGATGTGCTCGGACACCCAGCGACGGAAAGCCTTCCGCCCCTTGGGTATCACGGCCCGGCTGAAACTCTGGCCGTGGTCATGCTCCACCACGACCGTCACAATCCGGTGCGCCACGTCAGCGTGGACGTGCGTCGTCATCTCGGGGAATCTCTGGGGCACTGCTCTCTCCTAGTCGTTTCTCGTTGGTGAATAGTCATGGCTGAGCTTGAAGTTGCTCCATTCGCAGGGGCAGATCGAGCCTTGCGCCGGGTTGCCGAACCACCGGCTCACGAACGGGTCTTTGCTGGCCCACTCCACGTCCGGGTGTTCGTCGCACTTGAAGATCATCTTCTGGCTACGGTCCCGGATACTGACTTCCTCGATGGGTGTCCCGGCAGGGTAGATCGGGTACCCCTGCTCATTGATCCTGTGCCGGTCGCCGTTCAGCTTCGCCAGATCATCGAGTGTCAGGGTGCCCTCGACCTCGATGACCCCGCCCTCTGACTGTCCAAGCTTGGACACCTCGGCTTCCCGCTGGGCACGCAGGGCCTCGACGATACGGTTCGCGCTGTCGGTGTGGCAGTACGCGATCACACCGCCCTCGTCCTCGTCGATAATCCGCGCCGAGTGAATCCCGAAGGGGCCTTCGAGCGTCTCATCCCAGTAGATTCCACGTTCCGGTTCGTTGTTGTGCGGTGCCCGGTCTTGCAGTTGCGCCCAGTATTCGGGGCTGTTCTGTTCGGGCTGTCCAAGCTTGGACAGTGGCTCGACCCGCACGATGGGCGTGGCAGTTTGGGTCCGGTACGGATCGCCGGGGCACCAGATCGACAGGCCGGTGTGGATCCACGCCCCCATAGGTTCGGTCGGTTCGACGGCGGTGCCACAGTAACGGCACTCGGGAATGATCTTGATGGGCATGGCTCTACCTCGTGTGATCGGAGTGGATGCAGGAACCGTCCTCGACAAACCCCGGGCAGGGTGTCCAGTCCGTAGCCTCGACGTAGATGGACTGCGAGAACATGGTGTCCCGGTCCACTTCGACCCCGGCGTCCTCATGCAGGGGCAGGGCGCTGATGACCGGCTTGCCGTAGCCGTCGTTGATGTGGTCCATGAGCTTCACGTACGAGGGGATGCTCGGGTGGATACCCTTCAAGGGCATCACCACATCCCACCTGTAGTATCGGCGGTCGTTCGGGAAGTAATCCTCCGGTGCCTCGACCGGGGTCGGCGTGACTGTCAGGTGCAGGTAGTTCTCGTCACGGGCAATGCTTGCAAGGGTGGCGGTCATGATGCGGTTCCTTCTGGTGAGTGTCCAAGCTTGGACAGGTACTTACTGCGGAGGTTGGAGCAGTGGTTACAGTCCACTTCCCCATCGGATTCGGTTACTTTGGGCGCGTCGATCAGCATGTTCAGCCCGCACGCTGTCGTGGTGGGTGTCTGCCGGTAGTGGGTGGGGAGTTTCCGGCTGTCCTTGAACTCTTCCACCCACCACACGAAGTCCTCAGACAGTGGCATTGACACGCTCCACGTCGATGATCGGAACCCATAGCCACGGGTCATCCTCGGTGTTCTCGTCGTAGCACAGGAGGGACATGTCATTCGGGTCGTCCCGGTGGAGCATGATCGAGGCCACTGTGTACGGGGTGCTCACGTTGCGTTCCTTGTAGTGGTTGGCCCACGCCTCTTCGGTGAAGCGGAACTTCTCGCCAACCTCCCACTCTTCGACCTGCTCACCGCTTGCATCGGTGATTCCCTTGGTTGACTCGACCTCGTACAGGGCATTGCGCTTTTGCATGGTGTTCCTTTCAGGGTGGGAGGTGTCCAAGCTTGGACACCCCCCGATGGTTGATGGTTAGAACAGATCGGCCGGGTCGCCGTCGCCCACGGCCTCGAACAGGGCGTCCATGTCCTCATCCATGAGTGCTTTGCGGATGAGCACGTCCCGGTCTGGTTTGGGTCCGACGATGAGGCGCTGACCAACGCCGGTCCCTAGACCACCGCTGGTACGGGATGCGAAGTGAATCTCGCAGACGTTGGCCCATGACCCGGCCCCCGGTCCCGATGTGATACGGGCGTCGTACTCTGCGGTCACGTCCGTCTTTGACTCGTGCTTGCAAATGTCGCAGAGCTTCGGGGCGCTGATGTAAGCGGTATCTGACATGGTGTGAACCTCCTGAGTGGTGTCCAAGCTTGGACAGTTTGGGTTTCTTTGCTGGCGGTAGTCGTACGTGGTTGGAAGCGGGGGAACCGGGCCGATTCACAATTCCCCCGCCGATGTATCTAGCTTAGCATGATTCCAAGGCCAATGTCAAGGCCGGCACCAAGCTTCGGGTAGTGTCCAACCTTGGACACCTAGGGTGTGCAGTGCTTGTATCCGACGACGGTGCCATCGACGACGTGCCACACCTGATGATCTTCTCCGGTGCCGTCAGCCCACTGCCACGCATCGTCCGTAGCCCAGTCAAACGTGCGGTCGGCGTGCTTCGCGGGGATGACCGCTTCACCCGGCCCGTATCCCATGTACGTTGCGGTGTCGGACTCTTCGACGGGCGCTTGGGCAAAGTTCACGCCGTCAGTCGGGTCGGTGATGATGATGTGGTGCATTGGTGCCTCCGGTAGTCGGTGTCCAAGCTTGGACAGTTATGGTTTCGCTATGTTGTGTGGAATCCAGCCCTTCGCCGGGTCGCACATCATGTCAATATCGGACGAGTCCCTGCCGGTGTGGAACCAGTCGCCAAGGGTGTCGTCGCGTGCAATCTCCTGCCCGCAGTGAGTGCAGATCATTGGGTGCCTCCGGTGGTGCGGACGATGGATTTGAGGAAGATTTCAGTCAGGCCGGTGATCGCGGCGAGTTCGGGGATGCTGGTGCCATGCTGGTGCATGTCGCGCAGTGCTTCCACCTGTCCGGCAAGGTTGCCGACCCGGTACTCACTGAGGAACCGTAGGTACGCGCCGAACGTGTCATTGTGCATCTGTCGCGGGTCAAGTGCTGGTGAGAGTGCCATTGTGCTGTCTTTCGGGTGGGGTTGGGTGTCCAAGCTTGGACAGGGGAGGGGAGGGGTGAGGGCCGGTGTCCCGGCCCCCACGGTGAGCCTAGGCGAGGTCGCACGCCTCTTCGGGAGCGTCAGTGTAGCTGGCGTGGAATACGTACCACGTACCGCCCGCATCCATTACCGCCACGTCGTCGGCTGTCATGTTCTGGGGCATCTCAGGTGTGGATGCCATGTAGTCCACCCGGAACGGCCGGGCCGGGTCCATATTGAGCAGGCTTGCCCCGTTGTTCGCGTCCCATGCCGCCCATGCCTCCGCGCTGTCATCAATGGTTCCGCAGACTAGATTCCCCATCGTCGCGCAGTCCCAGCAAGGCATATCCTCTTCGCAGACCGGTTCCGTGAGTGATACCGGGACGCCGACCTCGGGTGCGCCTACCGGCATCTCCGGTATCTGCGGTTCCTCCGGTGTCCAATCTTGGACAGGTGCCGTGGGTTCGGGGGCCGGGGCCGGTGACGTGGCCACCGATACCCGGTCTAGGGTGAGCATCGCGGACGGGTCCGCCGTGATGGGTTCCGAGACTGGCGCACTGATCTTCGGCGGCGCGGTGTCCGGGCGTTTCGTGGTGATGACCGCCAGCCCGGCGATGATGACCGCGAATATCAGTGCCAGTCCCGCGACGACGATGATCGGGTTCGGGAGACGGCGGGGTGCTACGTGCTTGTGCATTGGGGTTCCTTCGGGGTGATTGGTAGTCAGTGAGTTGATTGGGTGTCCAAGCTTGGACAGTTACTCGGATTCAGTGGGACGCAAGCCTACGTAGCGGACGTTATCGCCACGGCAGGCCGGTGATTCGTAGTACGCCATAGCAAGGCTGTAGCTGGGAAAGTGGGCGAGTTCCTTGGTGCCGTTCGTGAGCGAGACGTGCACCGTGTAGGGAACCTCTTCGGTGATCTGCTTAGGCAGTGGGTAGTAGTTCCGCATTGGTAGTCCTGTTCGTCGGTGTCCAAGCTTGGACAGTGTGTGGTGACGGTACGCACCGGACAGACCTAGGTGTCCCTAGACCCGTCCGCTACAGACCGGCGTGGGGACCGGACCGGATGCCCGGCCCCCACTTGCCCTGCCTACTTTGCGGCGTTCTGCACAGCGCCCTTGGAGGCGTCGTTGATGATGAGTTGCAGGTTGGTTTTGAGCGCCTGCAACTCCTGCTTGGTGAGCGCGCCCTTCTCGTTCTGCAATGCTTGGATTGCCGTGGCGACAGCCTTGGTTGCCCGCATCACGTCCTTGAACGTCGGTGCCTCCGGTGCCTTGGACTCGCCCTCACCCTCGCCCTCAGACTGTCCAACCTTGGACACCTTTTCCGTGTCCTTTTTGGGCGCGTCGTCCCGCTTCTTCTGGTCAGCCGCGACCTTCTCCCACCCGGCATTGACCTGCTTGATTTCGTGCGCGGTGGGCGCGTCAGTGGACAGCGGGTTCTTGAGCTTGAGTCCACCCTCAACGAACCTGCGGAACGTGGTCCGCGACTCACCCACGGCGTTCGCTGCCGTGAGCATCTTCTCCCCCACCTCTGGGTGGCGGAACACTGCGACCGCAGCGCGCGCCTGCCAAACCCTGAGAACTCGGCGCTGTTCGTCCAGTGAGAGCATCTGCCCTTCAACCCCGGCAGTGTTGCCCGAAGCTGTCTTGTAGGCAGTGACAACCGTGTCCAGTGTTGCCACGGATTCTGCCTTGCTAACCTGCTTCTCCGTTGCCGTTGCCTTGCGGGCCGTGGTGTTACGGGGAGCGCGGGTTGCTGATGTGGTAGCCATGTGAATCATCCTTATGGTTTGTTGTGTCCAAGCTTGGACACTGTGACTGGTATCAAGTGACACCCATATCGCCACGGTCTAGGGCCGTGAGGATATGGCTATCCCTTGGTCTGTCCCTAGCTACCTGCCCCCGTTCCCTGCCAATTGGGTTGGGTGTGGGGGCCCTCGCGTTCACTATGAAGTTCTCAATCCGGCGTCCTGAGCCGGTCCGTCCCGCTTCCCGCGTCTTTCGCGGGCCCTTCGTTTTTCCCTCTCTCCATCTACATATAAATATACAGGGTTCCAAGGGCTATTACAAGCCAGTGTCCAAGATTGGCCATTGTTACGTTATATGACGAAGCCCCCCCGGCCCGGTACAAAGGCCAGTACAAAGCCCGCCGGAAGGCGCTAGGCGACCCGGTGGATTCCCATATTCCAAGAAACAATCCGTCTTACACTTATTGTTCCCGTTGCTTTATTCGGGGCGGCTCCGGGTTTACCGAAGATGTGACTGACGGGGAGGCCCGGATTGGCCGGGTTGTATGGGGGTGCCACGGGGCGGGGTCGAAGAATATTCGGCGGGGCACAATCGGCTGGGGCTGTACGGATGCCGGGGTTGGGTGCAACATAAACGTATTACGCTTTGATTTCCGCACCACCGCGAAAGGCTCCGCCATGGCTGACACTCCCCTCCGTTGCCGGTTCGGCTTCCACCGGCTTGTCCGCAGAATCCACCCGGCCAACTGGCGCGACTGCGCGCTGTGCGGCCACGTCGTGATCGGAACAGCACGATGAAGGCAGGCAGGCACAACATCCCCCTCGACACCACGCCCGGCGCGGGCCAGTGCCCCGCCCGGCTCACCCTGAAGGACGACGGCGGGGAGGACATCATCACGCTCCCCTGCATGTTGCCCGTCCACCCGCCCCTCGGCGGGCACAAGTTCGTCATCGAATGGAACGACGTGTTCTCCGACAAGCCCCTCCTGCCCGACCCGCCCAACGTCCGCGTCATCTCCGAAACCCCCGAAAGGAACCAGCCGTGATCCAGATGAAAGGCTGGCAGTTCCTGCTCTGCGTCACCGTCAGCGCGCTCACCGCCGTCCTGACGTACATCCTGATGAAGCCGTACGTTTTCGCGTGGCTGGACTCGCTGTGATAACCGGGTCCATCATCGCGGCCCTCGCCGGGTGGGTGCTCTGGGCGAGGCACCAGCACAGGAAACCGCTGAAGCCCCTCCCGAAAAGGCACCACCACCACTGGGGACACAAGGAGGCGAAGTGAGCCGACAGCAGGGCAACGGCCACAACCACATCACGAGGGACATCAAACCCAAGGGCCGGTGCCCCGGCTGTGACCCGTACTGGAAGGAGGTCGAGGATGGCACCTACGACGGTACGGACGCACCACCCCGAATGCCGCATCAGGGAGAGTAACCTCTGCACCTGCCGCGAACTGTATTACGCCGAGGCGCGGCTCCACCGCATCCGGGAAGGCTGGCGCAGGAAGCCCCTCACCCGCATCGACGTCTGGGCCGGACTGATCGGCATCGGATACATCTGGGGAAGGTACATCGCATGAGCGGACACAAAGCCGACAAGGCCATCGCCATCGTTGCGGTCGCGATCCCCGTCATCTCCTGCATCGCCGTCATCATCGTCGCGCTGGCCACCCGATGAAGAACCACACCAACGACTGCGACATCCTCACGACAGGAGTGTGTACCTGCATGGTCACAAGTTCCCACCCGCACCAGATGCCAGCCACCGGCCCCAGAGGGAACCCGAACCTCAGCCGGGACGAGGCCGACTATTTCCACCGCTTCGGCCACATCCCGAACCCGATGCAGTTGGGAGCTTTCCAGAGGATGAGGGCCGAACGCGGACAGGGCAAGGCGGGAACCTCCCGGTACGTCGATACCGAACCCCGCGTCACATGGCTGGGCGGTGAACGGTACGTGCATCCGCCGAACTGCGCCGTGTACAAGGCACCCGAACTGAACTGGGCACCCTACTGCGACTGCTTCATCCGGCAACTCGACCAGTCCGGCGACCCGACCGACGCCGCACCCCGCGACCGGGTTCCCTCATCAGCGCCGGTCCTCGCGCCCAGACTGAAGCCCGGCTGGGTCCAGTCGCGTGCCCCTTGGTGGGTGTGGGGCATCATCGGCTTCGGGGCAGGCTCCATCTCCGCGTTCGCCTCCGTGGGGAGGCTCCCGTGGTGAAACACGACCAGCACCACAGGCACCGCCTCCCCTTCGAGCACGAGTGCCCGGTGGTGCTGTTCATGTGGCTGGGCCTCGCAACAGGGGCCGCGTGCTTCTGGCTCGGCTGGGGTGCCGGGCGCGGCTTCTACCCTGACGGGACGCCGCTTGTCGTCTCGCTTATCGGGATCGTCGGGTGCCTGCTCGCGATCATGCTGTGGTTAGGACTGAAGAAATGAACGATGAAGTGTCCAAGCTTGGACAGTCTGACGACGATGATGAGGTCATCGAGGGCCGCGTCGTCCCCAGCTACCAAGGCCCGTTCGACTGGGCGGTCTACCTCGAACAGTTGAGGAACTCGTGGACCGAGAACTATCTCCGCTCACAGGCCGAACGCGACGAATACAAAGGCTCCTACCACTACTTCGCGGACGCTGACGGCATCCACAACGGCGAAACCCTCATCGCGCCGGGCGGCTGGTCCGTCCCCAAGGAACAGCACTACGACACCGGCAACGTATACAAGGCCGGGAAGGTGTACGTCTCCACGGACGGCACCGACTGGGAACCCATCGGCACTGCCGGGGGCGTCACGTACGAGCGCGGCCCGTCGTTCACCGAAGGCTGGTGGGACGAGGCGCGGAACCTGAAGATGGAACCCGTCTCCATCGACTTCGCGTGGGACGACGTGAGCAACGAAACGTTCAGGCTCCTGACCGGCCATGACAAGAACGTGGTGGCGGCGGCGCTGAATTTCGCCCGGCCGATCCCGGTCCCCCCGGTGGACCCCGACAAGGTGAAGTGGCCCGAAGGAAAGGATATGAAGTGGAACCGCACACGCAGGCAGTCGCCGCCTTCGCCCTATTCTCACTCGCCCTCGTATCCCTGATCGTCGTCTCGTTCCTTCAGGACAGGCGCATCAAAGCCCTCGAAGATTTAGCCGCAGGCGAAAGGAAACCCCATGCCCACTCCGCTGACAACGGCCACACCCGGCCGCTGGACATCATCAAGCAGGACAGTGGAAGCAGTCCAGCTACGCGAAGGGAGCTACGCCGACATCGCAAAGTGGATGGGCAGTAGCTTCGAGTACCGTCCGCGCATCCGGCTTGTCCGCATCTGGCTCGAAGAGTGGAAGGAATGGGCGCTCGTCGGGGACGGCGTGTGGATCGTGAAGAACGCCTTCGGCTGGTTCGAGCGGTACAGCGACCGCAGGTTCCGGCACGAGTTCCACAAGGCCGAGGACCGGGATGACGAACTGCGCACGCTCGTCATCGAGGACGACCGCTACGCCGGATACGACTTCGAGTTCAGCGCGGACGGTACGACACTCTCGCACAACGGGTTCATCGACCACGCGGCAACCGAGCGGTTCCTCGAAGAGACGAAGGACTACGACAGGATCGAATGGAGACAACCATGATGGTCGGGTTCGACGTGTTCAAGGGCGGCGACGGCCAGTGGTACTGGCGTCTCATCGGAGCGAACGGGCAGATACTCGCCGTCTCCGAGGGGTACACCCGCAGGTGGTCGGCGTGGCGTGGTGCTCGCGCCGCACGTAAAACACTGCGAGGATGAAATGAATTACGGAAAGGGCTGGTACTGATGGCACGCATGTCGTTGGGGAGCGCGGCCAAGAACGTCATCGCCAATACGAGGGTTACGCAGGCGGAAGCCGACATGCTCATCCGGGACTTCGGTTCCCTGCCCAACGCCCTTCGGATGCTCATCAACAAGTGGAAGAAAGAGAGGCTGAGCAATGACGGCAAGGGTATCGGAGAAGCTTCTCGTCCTCTGCGGTAGCTACCGCGAGTTCGAGATGTGGTGCGCCGAGAGCATGGTGTCCAAGAACAACGCCATCTACGTGTCCGACATGGAGAAGATTCGCGGGATCATGGTCCGCCCGTTTCAGGTCATCCGGTACGGGACGTGGCAGAACGTCCGGGGCCTCTACGAAATCGACGCCTACCTGAAGTTCGTCTTTGATCTGGCCGGAAGGGAAACGCATGAAGCTCGTCAGGTTCGCGAAGGAACTGGAACCCCTTCTCGCCCCGCTGGAAAGCGTGCGCCCAAACCCAGCGAATCCAAATAACGGTGATGTGGATGTGGTGATCGAGTCCATCCTTCGTCACGGCTTCAACGGCGTGATTACCTGCAACCGGCGCACGCGGGAAATCATCGCCGGGCACACACGCTACGACGCTCTGCTGGCCCTCGGGGAGACTCGGGGGCCGCTGGTGTTTGCCGACTACGAGGAAGGCGACCAGTACGGGCCGACCGCGTACATGATCGTGGACAACGAATCGGCGCGCATGGCCCGCATGGACGAACGTCAGGAAGCCCGCCTGTTGCTCGCGCTCCGGGAGTCCAACGCCGGCCTCCGGGGAACAGGCTTTACCGAAGAGAAACTCGACCATCTTCTCGCGAAGCTTGCCGCCGAGGATGACGAGCAGATCGGCCACCATTTCGGCAGGCCGATGGACGAGACACCCCTGCAAATCTTCCAAGTAGTCCTCACGTTCGACAGCCCTGACAGGCGTGACGAGGTGGCGGCTGACCTCGCGCAGGTCTACGACAACGTGAAAGCGGTGAACCTGTAATGGCCATTGAGGATGATGGCATCACCGGGGCCAAGGGCCTCGAAGCCATCAACGACGACGAAAACCTCAACGCCGACCTGAATCTCAAAGGTGAGCAGAAGGCGGAAGCGGCGCTCGCGCTGATCCTGTACGGGGCCAGTTGGTCGAAGGCGGCGCGCATCACCGGCTACTCGTCGGCGTTCCGGTGCAGGCAGGCCGTCGAGCGGGTGCTCGCCACATCAGCGAACTCATCCCTCGACCGGGACAAGATGCGCGTCGTCACGGAGAAGCGCCTCAACAAGCTGTTGCAGTCGGTCATGCTGAGAGCCATCGACCCCGAAGACCCGGAGCATCTCGCGTACAACGCGAGGGCGCTCGCGCTGGTGGACAGGATCGGCAGGCTCTACGGCGTGGACGCCCCACAGCAATTCCAGATCACAGCCACGGACGAACGCATCAGCGAGTACGTCGGAAGGGTCCGGCAACTGGCCGGTGCCGATATGGAAGCCGAGGAAGCGGACATCGCGAACGCGGACCCGGACATCATCGAAGGCGAAGTGATTGGGGACAGCGATGCCGAATCCACGGGGTAATCTTGCGGGCTGGTCCGACCGGGAGAAGCCCGGCTGGGAAGAGGAAGCCATCAAGCGGGTGAAGGACCGGCGCAACCGCTCGACGCGGGCGCAGGAACGGCCGTCCTCACAGACCCTGTTTTACGAGGATCAGCTTCGCGTGTGGATGGACGAGTGCGCCGCGCGCCGCAATATCTCCCTGTCCGGCTATGCCCGGCGCGCGATCTGCGCCATGATCGCCCACGACCTCGGCCTGCCGTACGAGCAGGTCACACGGTTCGTCGCCCAACCGGCGAACTACGGCTCCATCGGCGGACCCGGCCACCCGAAGCTCACCCACGACGACGGCAAGGGCCACGGGCCTTGGGTCATCACCGGACTGAAGGACGTAGACGAATGAAAATCACGAGATGGCACGAGATGGAAGTGCCGCCGACCCCCATGCCGCGCGGCGTGTTCGACCGGCTCATGGAGATGTTCAGGGAGAAGGTGCCCGAGGACGCGATGGTCGAGGTTGTCGCGTACACGGTCGAGGGCGACCCTCCATACTTCCCGAACCAGAAGCACCTGAAGTTCCGCGCGGAGTGGCCGGAAGAGTTTGAGTGATGGTGCCGTGGTGGTGGTCCGTCCTGCTGGCCGCAGTTGGTGTCGCCGGGCTGATGATCGCCGGGCGCAAGAACTACTGGGGCTGGTTCGTCGGCATGATCGCGCAGTTCCTGTGGATCGCGTACGCCTACGTCACCGGCCAGTGGGGCTTTTATCTTTCTGCTCTCGCCTACGGTTGGGTGTACGCCGACAACTGGTGGAAATGGCGCAAAGAGCACAGGGGCAAAGTGTCCAAGCTTGGACACCCGGAGGTGAATCATGACGAGAGCCGCTGAGGACGCCTTCGTCCACACCACCCCGCCGCCCGGAATGGACTGGGACGAGTGGCAACAGTGGGATGCGAAGTCCAAAGAGAAGCTACTCGCTGAACTGGCGCTCGCGGACAAGCCCTATCAGGCGTGGTACTGCAAGCGCGGGCGCAAATGCGACGGCCAACCCCACGACGAGTACACGTACAAGCACGCCCGAGGCGACCAGTGGCCCCCTGTCGGGCGGGACTGGCTGACGTGGCTCCTGAAAGGCGGGCGCGGATCGGGTAAAACCCGCTCCGGGTCGGAGTGGATTCGCTACCTGACCAAGAGCATCGAGCGTACGTCGATCATCGGGCCTACTTGGCCGCACGTCAGGGACACAATGGTCGAGGGTGACTCCGGTCTGCTGGCCGTTTTCGACTACGCCAAGACGAATGTGCTGTGGGAGCCGTCGAAAAAGAAGATCACCGTGGACTGCAAGTGCCCGAGGCCGCACCGCGCCGGGCATATCGTCCAGATGTTCACGGGCGAGGAACCCGAACGCCTCCGTGGACCCCAGCATGGGGCCGTCTGGCTCGACGAACCGGCCCACTACCCGCTGATCGAGGTCGTCTGGGACAACATGATGCTCGGTCTGCGCGCCGGTACGGACCCGAAGGTGCTGTGCTCGACGACGCCTCTGCCGATCAAGTGGCTTCTCGACCTGATTGCCGATCCGCTGACCGTTTCCGTCACCGTTTCCACGTACGAGAACCTCGCTAACCTCGCTCCACCCTTCCGCGAGTTCATCCTGTCCAAGTACGAAGGCACGAGGATGGGCAAGCAGGAGCTTCACGGCGAAATTCTCGAAGATGTCGAGGGCGCGCTGTGGAACGGCGACATGATCGAGGCTTACCGCGACCTTCACGCCCTGATGGAGTCGATGGACCGCATCGTCATCGGCGTGGACCCGGCTGGCACGTCCAACAAACGCCGGGATGAGGTCGGAATCATCGTCGTCGGCAAGCGCGGCGACCATTTCTACGTTTTCGCGGACTACTCGGGCACGTACACGCCGGACGGGTGGGCGCAAAGGACGTGGGAGGCGTACGACACCTACCACGCGGACAAGGTGGTCGCTGAAAAGAACTACGGCGGCGAGATGGTGCTCTCAACGCTCCGTCACGCACGCAAAAACGGCAACGCGGAACTGGTGAACTCCCGCAGAGGCAAGGAACTGCGCGCAGAACCGATCGTCGCGCTCTACGAGCAGGGCCGGGTGCATCACGTCGTCATCTTGGAGACGTTGGAGACGCAGATGACGACGTGGGTGCCGGGCAAGGGCGCATCCCCCGACCGGGTGGACGCTCTGGTGCATGGACTGACCGAACTGGCGGGCACTGAACTCGAAGAGTCGCATATCGCGTCCCCGGTGAAGAGTTCGAGGCCCGGAGGCCAGCTACCGTACAACGCGCCGAGCCGTATTTTGGGCTATGTGCCACGAGAATCCGGGCTTATCATTCCGGCCGGGCGTAACCTGACGCCATGAGCGCATTTCGCCGTTCCCTGATGGCGGGATTGATGGCCATCTGCCTTATGGGAGCAGGACTCCCCGGAGCGTCGGCACTGCCCGGCCCCAACCCACCGCCCGGCACGTACATTCCCCCTTATGGGCCGACGTGCTTCGGAAACAACGGGCATTATCACGTCTGGAATCTGTTCGCACCGCAGGACGTCTATCAGGTGGACTCCTGCATCGCTAACCAGTTGGTCGCGGCGCGAAACTCGGCCACGAACTACGTCATGTATCTCTCACTCCTGATGGGCAAGCTTCCCGCGTTCGTCCCCCTCGTTGTCTACGTCATGGCGTGGCATACGGGGAATGTGGCGCTCGCGAACTGCGCGTCCAAGGGAACCGGAATCGAGTTCGTTCAGGACTCACGAACAGGGGCGGTGCTCTATTGTCGCGCACAGTAATTTATCTCAGGGTCGTGTGGTTCATCCTCATGGCGGGCCTCGGGTATCTCGTATTCACCGATCAGATCGGCGGGTGGGCGCTCATCGGGGCGTCCGCCCTCATCCTCTCGGTGATGATCGCGGAGAATGTCGCCGCCGAGAAGTCACGGCACCCGAACTTGACCACGCGGTACTCTCGATAGCATGGTGGAAATTTTCTGGACAGTAGCCGCGTTCGCGGTCGGAGTCCTGTCAGCCGCAAGGCTGACCCGCCTCGTGATCCACGACGCCTTTCCGCCGTCCGTGTGGTTCCGTATCCGTTGGGATGATGTCACCAAAAAAGATGGCGAACCTAACGGGTGGAACCCTCTCTTCCACTGCCACTGGTGCCTTTCTCCGTGGATGACGCTCATAATCCTGTCGTGGGGTTGGTGGAGCGACACCGATGGCTTCTGGTGGTTCTTCAACTTGTTCCTTGCCGGTGGATACCTCGCCGGAATGATTGTCGAGAGAGATGGTGAGGATGCCTAGGACCAAAGCGGAGGTAGCCGTCGTCAAGCCGACGCCGAACGCGCTCGTCGCGTCAGCCGCGAGGCAGGGCAAGGGTTTCAAGGATTACCTGCACATCGCTCGGGGAACCGAGTGGCATGAAGAAGCATGGAACATGTACGACATCGTGGGCGAGTACCGCTACGCCTGCGACTGGGTGGGAGGGATGCTGTCGAAGGCAATCCTCTTCGCCACCCGCGCCGCGAACGGCACGTACACCAAGCAGACATCGGGCACCGCATACGAGGCGCTCGATGCTTTGTTTGGGGACGATGACGGGCGCGCTGAGATGCTCCGTCTCATCGGCATCCACCTCACAGTCACCGGGGATTGCTGGCTGGTGGGTTACACCACCAAGCAACATGGGTACGAGGAAGATGTGTGGGAGATTGTCGCTTCCACCCGCCTGCGCCAGCCCGTCAAGGACGGCAAGTACGTCATCAACGACGAAGTGCTCGACATGAACCCGGACGATGTTCTCGTCATCCGTCTGTGGAAGCCCCACCCCCGGCACTCCGACAAGGCCGTCTCCCCGTCGAAGGCGGCACTGCCGATCCTCGCGGAACTGGTGAAGCTCACCCAGCACGTCGCGGCTCAGGTCGATTCCCGGCTCGCGTCCGCTGGCATCCTGCTGGTGCCGACTGAGATGAACTTCGCCGGACCTCCCGGCCTAACGACGACGAACGGCAAGACGCTCCACCGCACCGCGAACAGCGCCGAAGATTTGATCGCCGTCATTCAGGACGTGGCATCGACGACCATCGAACGCCGGGGCGATCCGTCCTCGCTGGTCCCCATCGTTATCTCGGCACCGGCTGAAGCCATCGCCGCCGTCAAGCACCTGAAGTTCTGGACCGAACTCGACGCGACCGCCATCGAACTGAGGAACGAAGCGATCCGCCGTCTCGCGCTGTCGATGGACATGCCGCCCGAGGTTCTTCAGGGAATCTCCGAAGCGAACCACTGGTCCGCGTGGGCCGTGGACGAGTCCGCGATCAAGGCGCACACCGAACCCCTGCTGAAGATCGTCACGTCCTCACTGGCGAAAGAGTACCTGCGCCCGCTCATCGCCGGGGAAGTGCCCGATGACGAGGTGCGGCACTACTCCATCAAGGCTGACACCACAGACCTCCGCGTCCGGCCGAACCGGGCGAAGGAAGCACTCGAACTCTACGACCGTCAGGAACTGTCCGGTAAGGCCCTGCGCCGGGAGACAGGCTTCACTGAGGATGACCTGATGGACACCGAGGAACTGAAGAAAATCTTCACGCGCCTCGCGGCCAAGGGTTCAACGACACCGGAGATTGTCGAAGCGGCTCTCCGGGCAATCGGGGCGGACTTGCTTACGGGTTCCTCGGGGGTTCCCGCTGAGTCAGATACTCAGGAAGGCAGGCCCGCCCCTTCACTCCGGGAACTCCCGGTGCGCGGCATCCCTGACAGGGAACGCAGTGAGCGGCGGAAGATCGCAAGGGACCGGGGCGACGTGCCGAGCGCACAGCCGCCGTCGATCCGCGCCGCGACCCTCATTGCCGCGTCGGAGATGGCCGTCACCCGCGCACTGGAACGCGCAGGCAACCGGATGAAGAACAAGGTGCAGGCTAGGGAGGTGTCCGTCCCGGCGAACATGCTCTACATGTCGATGCCGACGAAGGTAGGCGACTACGACTTCCTGCTCGATGATGCGTGGACGCCCGTCACCGCCATCGCCCAGCGCCACGACGTACCGATCCAGTGGTTGAAGTCCACGCTCGACACGTACTGCCGGACGATCATGGCGAACCAGACGCCGCACACCTACGACGGGTTCGCGGAGCACATGACGCGCAACCTCGAAATCTTCGACATGTCCTACCCGAGGGAGGTGACGGCATGATCCGCGCTGAACGCTTCGGCATGACGACGGAGGACTTTGTCGCTGAGCGGAAGGACATCCTGAAGCGATCCGACGAACGCATCCACGAGGCGGTGCGCGGCTCCATGATCCGTCGCGGTCTTGCCCGGTGGGAGGATCAGGCTGTCGAGGCCGCGCTTGACGTGTTCGACGAGACAGCCAAGTTCGAGATTGACGAGTGGAACCCGATCATCGACGACCTGCGCGCCGAGTTCGAGCGGTCGATCCGCGAGGCCCTCCTGAAAACGAAGAACACCGACGACATGGCTAAGCAGACAGCGACGATCACGCGCTGGCTGTCCACCGCCGCAGTGAATGCCGGGACCGAAGCCGCTGTCGCCTCCGATCCCGGTGGGGGCGTCGGCCTCGAATGGCGCACCATGAACGACTCGTCGGTGCGGGAGGCCCACAAGGAAGTCGAGGGCCAGACGATCCCCCTCGGCGGGACGTTCCTCGTGCAGGGCGAGAACCTGCACTACCCCGGAGAGCCGGTTGGTCCGCCCGAGGTATGGATCAACTGCCGGTGCATCGCACAGCCGACGCACACAGAGATGGCACTGACTGCCGCCGCGACTGGCGGGGAACCTTCCACCTCCGCAGTCGTGGTGGCTTTGCCAGCGGAAGGCGACTGGACGACGCAGGTGTCCAGCGAGGATCAGGCGCACGTCACGCTCCTGTTCCTCGGGGATGCCACGTTCGACCCGGAGCCGGTGAAGAAGATCATCCAGTCTGTCGCCGCCGCCGTGGAAGGCCCGGTCACTGAGAGCGTCAGCGGTAAGGGCGTACTGGGTGCTGACGAGGCTGAGGTTGTCTTGGTTGACGCCGCCGAACTGGCGACGATGCGCGGCGCGATTCTCGGAACCGATGAGGTCCGGGCCATCCACGACGGGGTTGAGCAGTTCCCGGCATGGATTCCACACCTGACGCTCGGCTATGCCGACGCACCGCCGAAGTCGGATGACCGTCAGGACAGCATCACCTTCGACCGGCTCGCGCTCTGGTACGGGCCGGACCAGACCGAGTTTCCCCTTGGAGGCGACGTGCCTGAGATTGCAACACCGAACGTGGAGGACAAGGAAGCTGTGCCTCCCGCAGAAGAAGCGGCCAGCGGTGAGCGGGAGACATTCGACGCCGAACTGATCGACGACATCGACGAGGACGCGCCGCAAGTTCCCGACGAAGAGGCCCTGATCGAAGTCCCGTGGCATGGGGTGCTCGCGCCGGAAGGCGTGTGGTCCGGCGACAAGCGCCAGTTCGCGCTGGGGTCGCTGACCAACCGCGACCTTCCCCTGCCGCTGAAGCACCAGCCGAGGGACGAGGAACGCCACGGCGGTTCGTTCCCTGTCGCGCGCATCGAGCGCATCTTCAGGGACAACGGACTCATCAAGGCCGAGGGCCACTTCGACACTTCACCCGAGGCGTACGAGGTGATCCGGCTCCGCGCCAACAACATCCTGCGGGGCGTGTCCGTGGACGTAGACCAAGCTGAACTCGCGGCTGAGCCGAACGAAGAGGGCGTCATCTTCTCGAAGGGCAGGATTGCCAGCGCCACCATCGTCGCGATCCCCGCGTTCGCTGAGGCGTACTTCGATCTTGGCCTGTGGTCGGATGTGGAGGAACCGGCTGAACAGCCGCCGCTCGTCGAGGTGTCCAAGCTTGGACAGTCTGAGACGTTCGTCTCCGAGGAACCTTGGGACGGGTCCGCGTCACGGTTCACCCCGGAGCAGTGGCACGCATCCTGCATTCTCCACACGCATACCGGAGCGCCGAAGTCGAAGTCGGAGTGCAAACTGCCGATCAAGGAACCCGGTGGGGCAATCAACCGGGCCGCTGTCCACGCCGCCGCCGCACGCTTCAATCAGGTGGACGCCCCATCCGAGGCGAAGCAGAAGGCGAAGGCCGCTCTGCGTTCCGCGTACAAGCAGATCGGGGAGGAACCGGCCGACAAGGTTGCCGCCTCTCTGGTTTGGGAGGCGTTCGCTGACGCTGACGCGCCCGGCGTGAACAAGGACGGGACGCCGCCGAAGTGCAAGTACGGCGATGAGCCTGCCACCAAGTACGTCCTCCACTCGGAGGGCATGGCGTTCGTACCGACCTGTGACGCGCACCTCGAACAGGCCAAAGCGGACGCCGCAAAGAGTGTGCCGGGGGGTGAACCGGATGAGAGCAACATTGACCGGATAGGGGACTACGGCTTGGAGTTCGCGCCGGTCCCCCGGCACACCAAGGACGGACCCGGCTGGATCACCCATCCACAGCCGACCACGAAGATCACGGACTACTGGGTGGACGGTCGCGGCGCGGCGAAGATCGGCTGGGGCGCACCCGGCGACTTCAACCGTTGCCGGACCCAACTCGTGAAGTACGTGCAGAACCCCGACTGGCTGGCTGGCCTCTGCGCCAACCTCCACTACCGGGCCTTGAAGGCTTGGCCCGGACAGGCCGCAGGAAGGACAGAAGCAATGTCAGGAGAAGAGAAGATGGCACCCGCCGTAAGTCTTGTCGCCTCGGTGGGCACCAAGAAGCTCCCGGTGGAATACTTCACCAACCCGAACCTGAAGCAGGTCACACCGTTCACTGTCACGGAGGACGGCAGGGTCTACGGGCACATCGCCACATGGGACACCTGCCACATCGGGTTCGAGGATGAGTGCAAGACGGCACCACACTCCCTCACCGACTACGGCGACTTCCAGACCGGCGCTGTCCTCACGGATGCTGGCATGGTCGCGGTCGGGCAGATCACGATGGGCACCGGGCACGCTGACGGGCACATGAACCTGCGCGCCGCCGCCTCGCACTACGACAACACCGGCTACGCGGTCGCGGATGTGTGCGCCTACGAGGATGACTACGGCATCGCCGTTGCCGGGATCATCAGGCCGGGCGTCTCCGACGAGGACATTCACGCTCTGCGTGCGTCGGCCATCTCCGGTGACTGGCGGAAGAAGATCGTCCGGGGGCAGGTCAACCTCGAAATGGTGGCCGCGCTCGCGGTCAACGTGCCGGGCTTCCCGATCCCGCGCCCGTCGCTGGTCGCGTCCGGTGGTTACGTCGAATCTGTCGTGGCCCTGTCGATCCCGCACACCGGGGCCGACATCCTCGACGACGACTTCCGCGCCAAGATGAAGGCGTACCTCGAAGAACAGTCCCTGCTCGCAAGCGCACATCAGGCACGCGGGAAGGTACTCGCCAAGGCCGCACAAAGGGCGAAGGCCCGCTTCACAGAGAAGGAGCAACCATGACACCTTGCGGTTCCTGCGGGAGCACACGCGAGAAGAAAGTGACGTACGTCCACACCAAACCTGACGGCTCGACCAAGGTGTATTTCTCCAAGATCGAGGCCAACGCGGCGAAGGCCCGCGAAGGTGGTTCCGTCGATCCTCAGTAGCGAACATGCGGTCTACGGTCTACGATGTCGAGCAGTAAGACATCTCTCTGGCCGTAGGCCGCATGTCGTTTATACCCTCAAGTTTTGACCACACATGCCACTACGTCTCTTAGGAGAGATAGACATGACTAAGCCATTCGCCAAGCCGGAGGACATCAAGGCCCTCGACGACGACGCGCTTGCACAGTTGACCGAGGATGCCCTGAAGCGGGGCAAGGAACTCGCGTCGAAGGACGACAAAGACCTCAGCCCGGACGAGATTGCCGAACTCGAAATCATCGGCTCTGCCCTCGATGAAGCAGAGGTCATTTCGCAGGGACGCGAACGCGAAGCGAAGGAGAAGGCCGACAAGCTTGCCGCTCTCCGCTCCAAGGTCAACCCGCCGAAAGCCAAGAAGGACGGCGACGACGACGGTGATGACGGGGACGACGGAGACGACGGCGGCGACGACGGCGGACTCGAAGGCGACGAGCCGCGCGGCGACGAAATGCCTGCCGGTCAGCCTGTCGGTGAACCCGAAGGCGCACGCGAACCAGCCGTACAGCACGCATCCCTCCGTCGCGGCACCGCATCCCGCGCCGCACGCAAATCCCCCGACACTCCCGACAAGCGCCGGGTGCCCGGCCCGTCCGGCAAGGTCCGCGCCGCTGGCGAGTTCGGCCAGTTCAGCGTCGGGCAGGAGTTCCAGAACCTGAAGGAAGCGTCCCGCGCCATTCAGGCCCGGCTGAACGGATTCCCGAAAGGCTTCCAGAAGGATGTCCAGCTTCGGCAGGGCGCACTTCAGTTCAGCCTCGCGGACAACGTGTACTCGCAGGAGAACCGCGACTTCCGCAACGACAGCGAACTGCTCTACGCCGCGTCCCTCGAATCCCGCCTCGAAGGCGGATCGCTGACAGCCGCTGGCGGATGGGGCGCACCGTCTGAGACTTCCCTCGACTTCTGCGAACTTGAATCCATCGACGGACTCATCACCGTCCCCGAGGTCACAATCACCCGTGGCGGTGTGCAGTACACCCGTGGCCCGTCCTTCGCGGATGTGTTCAACGCATCGACCGGTTTCTGGGACATGACCGAAGCTGTGGCCGAGGCCGGCGTGGTTCAGAAAACGTCGCTCCGTCCCGAGGTGCCGGACTTCATCGAGAAGCGCCTCGACGCTGTGGGCGTCATGATGGAGGCTGGCCTCCTGCTCCGCGCGGGCTGGCCGGAACTGGTGGAGCGCTACGCCCGCCTGCTCCTGACCGCGCACCGGGTCAAGATGGCACAGAAAACCATCACCCAGATTCAGGCATTCACCGGCAACGCCATCGACGTCACGAACGGGTTCGGCAACGCGCTCGACCTCGCGCACGTCCTCGAACTGGTCGCCATCGGTGAGCGTCAGCGGAACAGCATGGCTGACAATCAGACTCTCGAAGCTCTGATCCCGTCGTGGGCCAAGGCCGTCATCCGCGCCGACCTCGCGAACCGTACCGGCGTCGATACCCTGTCCGTCACCGACGCGCAGATCGACTCCCTGTTCACGTCCCGGAACATCAGGCCCCAGTGGCTCCGCGCATATCAGGACATCCCGCTGGACGGCACGACCGGGCTGGCACTGACCTACCCGGACACCATCGAGGTCATCCTGTACCCCGCTGGCACCTACGTCCGTGGCGTGGCCGACGTGATCCAGTTGGACACCATCTACGACTCCGTGAACCTGAAGAAGAACGACTACGTTCACCTCTTCGTGGAGCAGGGCGTCCTGATGACCAACCCCTGTGGCGAAGGCCGTCGTATCCGCCTGCCGTTCGTTGCGAACGGTCGCCGGGCCGCAACGCTCGACGCGAACGACAACCTCTTCAACGCTCCCGTCGCCTAGGACTGACCGGGGGGATGGTGTGGCCCATCATCCTCTCGGTTCAACCCTTGGAAGGGGGTAAGGCCAAATGGCTGAAATCACCATTGATGCACCATCCGCCCCACGGGCGCGTGGTGGATTGCTGAGTGTTGTCACCCCGCAAAACGGACTGCCCGAAGGACTGTACTACGGCGTCCAGTACCAGTCGGCCCTGTGCGGCCAGTCCCGGCATTACGTTGAGGGGCAGGACAAGGTATTCGACGACCGGGGCATCGTGAAGGGCGCACCGTTCACCATCTACCGGGGCATCGACGCTTCGCTGTTTCAGCGCGGCGCATCGGAGGCCCTGATACGGGAAGCGTTCGAGGCCGGGGAGTCTTTCGGTGTTGAGGAAGGGTTTCAGGCGAACGTCCTGAACGGCCCCGACACCGTGGACATCACCCCGTCCGTGGGCATTCCCGTCACCAACATGAAGCACGCCATTGGCCTGTTGGAGCAGTACGCATCTGAGAACTACAGCGGCCTGCCCATCATCCACGGCAACCGCTTCGCTACCGCGCTGATCCCGGAACTTCAGATCGACAAAAACAACTGGACGTTCCACTCGGGCAACGGAACCCCCATCGCCAACGGCGGCGGGTACAGGACCGAAGGCCCCGGCGCGGTGGACATTGATGAGGGTACGGCGTGGCTCTACATCACGGGCAACGTCAACATCTGGCGCGGTACACCCACGGTGGCGGAAGGCCCGGCACTGAAGGCGAACCGGGTGCTGACGCTGATGGAGAACACGTACGTCACCACAGCAGATTGTTTCGTAGCGGCGATTCTCGTCGGAATCTAAGGAGTTTGAAATGGCAGTAAACCCACCGCTCAACGACGGCGAATCTTTCGTTCCCGGCCGTTCCGAGGCAAAAGCACGCGAACTGATCGAAGCCGCTGAGGCCGCTGGCCTCGATGCGTCTGAGGTCGTCACGACATCCCACGGTTACATCGTCCCGTCGAAGATCGCACCCGAGGGTTCCAAGACCGGCGCTGACCGGCCTGCGGTTCCCACAGAGCCGGGCACGACGACGGACCCGAAGAAGGCAACGAACGTCGGCGGACTCTCGCAGGACGCGGACGAGCAGACGCGCAGAGCCAACGAAGATGCGGAGAGGCAGGCGTCCCCCGAGGGCGACGAGCCGACACCGGAGGAAGCCACCGTCCAGCCGGACGACGAGGCGCAACTCGATGTCAGGACCGCGAATCAGGCCCGGCGCGAAGCCAACGAGGGTGACAACGCCCGGCGTGAAGCCGAGGCCACCCGGCGCGAGACTCCCGATCCAGACGCTACGCCCACGCCACGGGCGGAAGTGGAGGATGGGGATGACGAGGCAGACTCGGAGCAGTTCGATCCGGGCGACCACACCGTAGATGAGGTGTGGGACTACCTCGAAAATGCCAACGATCAGGAACGCCAGCGGGTGCTCGACGCGGAGAAGGCGGGAAAGAATCGTAAGGCTTTCCAGTCCGAAACCGAGGGAGATAAGTAATGCGTTCCAAGAGAGTCTCTTACCTCCGGGGACGGAGGTTGAGGGCCACAATCGTTGACGCGAACGGTCGTCCGATTTACGGAGACAACGGCGCTGTAACCACTAAGGGCTACGTCAATGTCTCGTACACCACGAACGTCGAAGAGGGTGAGTCGATCATCCTCCCAAACGCCGGTGGCGAGACGTGCATCTTCGAGCCAGCCACACCCACGTTCAACGGGTTCGGCGTCGAAGCGGAGTTCTGTGAAGTGGACTTCGCGCTGTTCGAGATTCTGACCGGACAGGATGTGGTGCTCGATGCCGGTGGCCGGGCCATTGGTATCACGGAGTCCACGGACGTAAACCTGACGGCGGTGAACTTCGCGCTGGAAGTCTGGCTCGGGGCGACCACCACCGAGGCGGCGGCTACCGGGTCGCAGGGCCAGTACGGTTACGTGCTGACCCCGTTCCTCGGCGGCGGCGTGATCGGTGATGTCACCATCGAGAACGCGGCGATCACGTTCACGGTCACTGGCATGGCGACGAAGAACGGTTCGGGCTGGGGCGCTGGCCCGTACCCGGTCGAACTCGTCGGCGGACTCCCGGCTGTCCTGCGGGTGCCGATGAAGGCGAACGATCATCGCCGCATCATGACGGTGGAAGTTGCGCCGCCTGCGGTGTACTCGGGTGCGATCCCGGTCCTCGATCCGTCGAAGCCCGCGCTGACCGGCCTGACCACCACCAACACCGGGCTGTCGGTTGCTATCGCGCCGACACCGGCTGGCACCGATCCGATCTTCTACGACTTCGGGGACGGCACGTTCGACTACGCCGCAACCGGCTCGTACACGAAGGTTTACGCGGCGGCTGGAACGTACACTCTGACGGGCAGGCGCGGCTCGTCCGTGTTCTCCAAGTCCGTCACGGTGTCCTAGCACTAACCAAAGGGGGCGGGTGTCCAAGCTTGGACACCCGCTTTCTTGCCTACAGGAGACGACATGGGTTTTTACCTGCTCGACAATCCAAACCCGTATCAGGCGCAGTGGGTGTACCCCCGGCGCGGGGTGCGCGGCAAACTCACCGGGACGTGCATCGTCCACACCGCAGAGAACATGATCGACCACGTAGGCCCGGACGCCGGGGCCGAAGGTGTCGCGAACTTCATCAGGGTCCGCTCCGACTGGGGTTGCTACCACACCCTCGTTGACTCCGACTCGATCATGGAACTCGTACCGTACGAGTACGAGACGTGGCAGGACTCGGAGACGAACAACTGGGCGGTCGGCATCTCAGCCGCGATCCGCGCGGGCGAATGGAACACCATCGAGGCGGGACGCCGGGACCGCATCTACCGCAACCTCGCATGGGCGGCGGCGGACTTCGTGAAGTACATGCGGGACGCTTACAAGATCGTCGTCCCGTTCAAGCGGATCACGGGCGCACAGGCCCGCGCAGGCGTGCCCGGCTTCTGCGCCCACGGTGATTCCGGTATCAGCCGCTCCGACCCCGGCGTACAGTTCGAGTGGACGAGGTTCCTCCGGTACGCCGCTGAGGAACTGAAGAAGATGGACGGCGCACAGCCCGCCCCGACACCACCAAAGGAGACGACGATGACGGTAAAGGCAATCGAGGAACAGGTCGTACCTGTCGGAGGCGTGCGCCTCGGCAAGGACAAGCTGTGGTATCTGAAGGACCGCGACCTGAAAACGAACGCGGACTTCGCGAACGGCGGTGGCGGCTTCATGACAGGTTCGCTGTTCATCAGCGGCGCGGGACTCGCGGCAGGCAAGGAACTGACGGTCCAGTTCTTCGTCGTCACGGGCACCCGGCGTTCCGGCTACTACACGCAGACGATCCTCGGTGCGGCGGACGGCACGTTCAAGGGCCACGTCAATATCGACCAAGAGATACCGAAGGGTTCACGCTTGGAGTGTGCGGTCGCCTCGAATGACGAGGCGACGATCCTGCAAGTCTGGGGCACCAAAGCGGCCCTGCTGAGCTAAGGAGCCTGACATGGCCGAGTGGCCGATAGCATGGCCGGGCGGGAACCCCCCGGAGGGC